AGAGCCGCCAGGAGGCTCTCGACCTCTACAACCTAGGGCACCTGCAGCCTAGGTCGGTGCGTGGGTTTGGGTGGGTATCCTACCGTGAAATCTGCGAATGGCTGGGCGTGCCCACCGTAAGACAGCCATTGACCAAGACCGTCTGCCCTCATTGCGGCAAACACATCTGACAACTTTCCGGCAGCCTGTTGCTGCTGGGACTCGTGGGTAACCGGGGGCGCGCATCGGGACAAACGCGCATCAACTACTAACTGAAAGCAATTTAGCAATATGCCAGCCAATCCAACAATCATCTTCGACATCGAGACCGGACCACTACCACTGTCGGAACTCAACATACCACCCTTCAACCCGGCCGACGTGAAGCTGGGCAACGTCAAGAACCCCGACCTGATCGCCGAGCGCATTCAGAAGGCCGAGGAGAACCACACCGCGGACTTCATCAAGAACGCAGCCTTGGACGCTCTCTCGGGGCAGATCCTGTGCATCGGATACCGCATCGAGCACCAGGTGACCGCGGTGCTGAAGAACGACGGCAACGAGGCCGCCATGCTCCGGGAATGGTGGGAGCTGTTAAACTACTACGAGCGGCAACCCAAGCTCGTTGGATTCAACATTAAGGCCTTCGATCTACCATTCCTCATAAAGCGCTCCTGGAAGCACCGCATCCTTCCTCCCTACTGGCTGCGCCAGGGACGCTACTGGAACGATCTGGTGATCGACCTGCGCGAGGTGTGGCAGCTTGGAGACAGCCGGGCGCACGGAAGCCTCGGTGCAATCAGCCGGCACTTGGGCCTAGGTGACAAGAGTGGCAGCGGCGCCGAGTTCAGTCTGCTGTGGAATACCGACCGCCAGGCAGCCATCGACTACTGCATCCAGGATGTGAAGCTAACCCAGGCGGTGGCGGATATTCTGATTCCGGCATACTAAGGCATGGACAGATACAAGGCCGGCAGATAGAGAGAGGCCGTCAGCGCGAGCCGTGAGAAGCCAACGCCGACACTACAACAACAAGCCATGTTCAACTCACTTTTCCCCACCCTTTCCGTGTCACGTCCCGTTGCTTGTACGGGAGTTCTCACCGCGGACTGGGTGGGGTTTTCTGTTTGAATCATGAAAGAAGAGAAGAAAACCCGTAAGGCTCCAGCCTTCCAACTTTACACCGACGACTTCCTTGCCGGCACGCTCGATATGTCGCAGGCCGAGGTTGGTCAGTTAATTCGTTTGCTGTGCCACCAGTGGAACCGCGGTTCAATTCCGGTTGAAACCGAAAAGCAACAGCGGTTGGCCGGCGGTTGCGTGTCGGTTGACGTCTTGGCTAAGTTCGATGAATGCGAAGACGGGCTTCTTAGGAACATCCGACTGGAATCCGTAAGGACGGAAAAGGGTAAGTTTCTGCAGAGCCAATCGGTAAAAGGTAAGTTATCCGCGGAAAAACGCAGGTTGGATGCTTTAGAACGCCAAAAGCAGGTCAACCAGAATCCAACCGCGGTTCAACCGGTGTTGCAACCGGATGATCAACCGGAATTCAACTCTCCATCTCCATCTCCTACTCCTAAAGAAGATACAAAGAAAGAGAAAGCCTTTAGTCCTGACCTTGAAGCCTTCCGCCTACGAGTCGGTGCAATGATCCGCCGTCGACCAACAACCCAATGGAGCACCAAGGAGATCAAGGCCTTGAAGGAGATCTTCGACTTCAACACTCCGGAAGAAGACCTGGTCGCCTTGGAAGCACGCTACCAATCGGACGACAAATACCTTCGACGTGAGCTGATGACCCTGTTGAACAACTGGAACGGAGAGATCGACAAGTCTCGAAGCACCTCCCCTTCTGGGAACAACGGCACCGGCGCGTACAGCCTCAACATTGCCGACTACCAATGAGCGACCCCTACTTCGCCCAGGACGACGAGTTCGGCCTCATCGGCGCCTGCCTGTCCGGTGGATCGGATGTCTGCCATGAGGTATTCGCCAAGATCCCCACCGATGCTTTCCAGGACAGCGATCTGTACAATGTGTTCGAGATTGCCAAAGGCCTCGTTGCCAAGAGCGATCCGGTCAACATGGCCACCGTGGTCAAGGAGTGGAAGCGCTCCATGGGCCAGACTCCAGTGCCTTTCGAGGCTCTGAACAAGTGCGACGAGATGTGTCCGAGCCCAGCGAACTACCCGGCATTTGCTCAGGCCGTCTTAGAGGCCCACCATAGACGCCATCTCAGAACCGCTGGAGACCGTCTGATTCGTGAGTCCGCTGTATCCACCCTCTCCGTCGATCAAATCGTCTCCAATGCCGAAGCAGGGCTCACCGTTGAGGCATCCAAGGAGGAAGTCCAATCGTCCAAGTCGGTCGTCAGTCGGTTCATTGACTCGACCCAGGAACGATTCTCAAGGCAGGGACAGCTCTCCGGGATCACCTCAGGCTTCCATAGGCTCGACCAGATGACCGACGGCTTCCAGTTCGGTGAGCTGGCCATCATTGCGGCTAGGCCATCCATCGGTAAGACAGCCATTGCCATTGCCATTGCCAAGGCAGCCGGCATAGACGCCAGGATACCAACGCTGTTCATCAGCCTGGAGATGTCCGATGAGTCCATTGTGCGCCGTATGGTCTCGGCTATTGGCAGCATACCGATGCAGGACATCAAGACCGGCCAGCTCGACCAGGGAGGAATGAAGGCTATGTCCAGTGCCTCGGCCAAGATCGCAGGCAGCCCCATCCATTTTGTGTCTGGTTCATCTGTATCAAATATCGCAACCATCACCGCGGTAATCCGCCGTGCTGTTCGCAAATGGGGTGTGAAGCTGGTGCTGGTCGACTACCTCCAAAAGATCCATGGCAGTAAGTCGGCAGAGAAGAAAACGTATGAGATCGCAGAAGTCTCTGGTAGACTCAAAGGCGTGGCCTCCGATACCAAGACAGCCGTGGTCGCCTTAGCCCAGCTCAATCGAGAGAACGAGAAGGACAAAGGCCGAGTGCCTCGGCTTACTGACCTGGCCGACTCAGGGCAGATTGAAAGAGATGCCGACCTGGTGCTATTGCTCAACCGGGAGCGTAACCAGCCCCAAGGCGAGGCCGTGATCGCTATCGCTAAACAAAGAGACGGTGAGTGCGGCCTAGTGCCTCTGTGGTACGACGGACAGTTCTGCCGCTTCTCCGACCCATCGCCAATATACTAAATGAAAACCAAGTACGACCTGGACAGGACCAAGCTGCTACACGACGGCCCCAAGCTGGTGCAGTGGGCCATCAGCCAGGGCCTGATGTCCTACCCGCTGAACCAGAAGTTCCTGGCAGACGGTTCGCCCGACCCCAACATCGAGTCGACCGAGTACGTTCACCCAGACAAGTACACACCCCAGTTCTGCCTGCGTGCCCATGGACTCCGGGAGCTCGGGATGACACTCGATGATCTAGCAAAAGCAATGGGAGTATCACGCGGATCAATCACATACATATTGGCAAAGGGTCACGAAGCCTTCCTTGAGTCAGAACGAATCAAACACAACTCTAAATCAGAATGAACAACCCAACAGCAGCAATTGATATGAAGGATCCATTCATCTACGCGCAACAGGCAAAGGCCGTAGTGCACGAGCCAACCACTGCAGGCACAAGGCCCTCAATCCATGTCAGCCTCTATGCTTACGGCGGTATCAGCGCAGCCTGCCTGATGTCCTGGGTAGGACTCACAGCCACCTTCGCCACCTCGGATCGACAGACAGACCTCCGCACAATCCGGGAGGATGCCCTGATCAGCCGCAGCCGTTGCCGCGCAACCAAGTGGTTCCTCGACTCAGGCAAGGACGTCTGGATCCAGATCGACCACGATATCGAGTTCGACCCCGCGGACATTATCCGCATGGCAGAGCTCGCCCACGAGAAGCAGGCGACGGTGTGCATCCCCTATCCATGCCGCACCATTCCACTGAGACCAGCCCTCCGAATCGACACCGAGCACGTCAAAGCCCTCCGAATGCAAACCTCGGATGCCGAGTGCGCTACAGAGCTAGTGCCGATCCGAATGTTCGCATCAGGATGCCTCGCAATACCTCGACGTTGCCTTATGAGCGCACTTGATGGGCTTAAAGGGTCAGAGGTGCCGAAGCCCTATCAGATCGACTGGTGCAAGGATGTGAGGGTCGACCAGTTCCCAACCCTGTGGATGCCGTTCGCCATGGATAGCACGTCAGGTGACTACGAATACCTCTCGGAGGACTACGCTGCAGCCGTCAGGTTGAGCCTGTTCGATGTGAAGCACTACGCCATGCACCCCAAGAAACATCTCAACCACTGGGGCGAATACCCCTACGGGTTCAAGCCTTATGCCGGGTAAGAAGGACAAGAAGCCAAGCATCGAGGACGTCGCCAAGGCAGCTGGAGTCAATTACTTGTACACTCAACGAGTGCTGGCAGGTAACACCGAGATACCCCAGGCAACGCAGCAGAAGGTCTTCAACGCGGTCAAAGAGCTCGGGTACGTCAAAAGCCATCACCCTAATCAACACTTCAACAATAAGCTGACCCAAGAGAAAGCAGACGCTGTCGTCGCTGGTATCCTGGAGAACAAGTCGCTTGAGAAGATCGCGGAAGATACCGGACTAAGCCCTACGACTGCGTTTAAGCTGATCCGAGGCGTTAAAGTCCCAGTCGATTACCCTGAGAATGAGGACGACTGGCGCAAGGATGTGACTGGATTTTTAGAGGTTGCGATCTGGAAGGGCACCAAGAGGCTGGCCGAATCCTCTATTAACTTGATAGATGATCGTGGCTTGCCCGTAGCGGTCGCTGTGCTAACCGACAAACTTGCTGTAATTAAGGGCCAACCTACCAGTATTCACCTCGCTATGACAGCCTCGGTGAACCATCGGGACCTGATGAAGGACCTCAAGGAGCGCGATGTGACGCCCGTGAACGACGAGCAGACGCCCGACCTGGTTTAGGTAGTGGCCCAAAATGTCCTACCCCTACCTCGGCAGCACCACCGAAAACCACGCATTTAGGCCTGTTTCGGGCACTCATGCCTACAATAGCAGTTATATTCACTTCGCAACGCAAACACGCAGCAAACCCCTGCAAACATTGATCGAAACGCACTTTTGCCCCACTCGGCAGACCCAATGTCCTACCCCGTTACACAAGGCAGACACCAGGCCGCCCGGGCCCCCGGGGGAGGGGGTCGGGCAATCCGCGGCGACGGTAAAAGTCGACGGGTTCCCCAAAACGAAAAATATTGATAAATGAGCCAACCACTCTGCCTCACCTGCTCCAAGCCATTCGAGATCATCAAGCAGCGCACCGGCACCAATCAAAAGCGCTTCTGCACCGAGGCTTGCAATGACATCTGGTGGAACGAGCAGCCGTTGCACCCTGTCATCCCTCGAGTCGACGCATCGCACCCCCGTGCTGCCGAGTTGCGGTTGAAGCGCACCCAGCTTGTCACCCTGGAGAAGGCTGACCCGTACACCTACGGCTTCATCCCGGACCACTGGGAGATTGCTAACACCGAGTTCCAGGCCACCCAGGAGCTCTTGATCTCCGGCGGCAACCGGGCTGGCAAAACCCTCTGGGCTGCCCGGCGTATTGTTCAGACGTTATTGGAAAAGGAGAACGCCAGCGTGCTCTGCTGCCATACGAGCCATGCCACCAGCGTCACCGTGCAGCAGCCTGCGATCTACAACTACCTGCCTGTCGCACTCCGGGCCACCAAGAAGGGCCGTATTCACTACCTGAACTACAGCCGCAAGAATGGTTTCACCGACGGCTCATTCATCCTGCCTAATGGCAGCCGGTGCGACTTCCTGAACTACACGCAGAGCGAGAACACGATTGAAGGCCGGGAGGCTGACTTGATCTGGTGTGATGAGCTGGTGCCACAGAGCTGGGTTGAGACGCTGCGCTATCGGTTGATCACGAGGCGCGGCAAGCTGCTGGTGACTCAGACCCCGTTGGAAGGTGTGGCTAGTGTGTACAAGGAGTTCACCGCGGGCTCGCTTGTGAAGCAGTGGGGATCCGGGGAGCTGTTAGCCGGCAAGCAGGGACTGCCTACGTGGCCTGTGGGCAAGGCGCCTAGGGTTATGGAGCAGCCTGCGACCAGGAGGAAGACGGTGTTCTTCTACTCGGAGGACAACCCCTACAACCCGTTCGATGAGATGAAAAGCAAGCTGGTGGCCTCGCCTATGGGCCAGGTGCTGACACGGGCCTATGGGTGGGCCTCGGACAACATTGGCAAGGCCTTCGCCAGGTTCAGGCCGGACATCCACTGTATTGAGTCTGAGGCTGTGCCGCCTGGTGGAACTCTGTACATGGTGTGCGATCCGGCTGGCGCCCGTAATTGGTTCTGCCTGTGGTTGTTGGTCTACGAGGATGGAAAGCGGATTGTGGTGCGGGAGTTCCCGGACTTTGCGAACTATGGCGAGTGGGTGTTGCCTAGTGAGAAGCCCGACGGCAAGTCTGGGCCTGCGCAGACACTGGATGCTGGCCGATCTATCTCGGAGTATCGGAATCTGTTTCGGACTATTGAGGCAGAGCTGGGCTATGGGGAGCCTGTGATGCGATTGATCGACCCCAAGGCAGGTGGCAGCCCGGCGTTGTCGGAGCAGGGCGGGACTACGTTGATTGATCTGCTGGCAGAGTCTGAGAACCCGCTAGATGAACCGATGGCCTTTATACCGGCCCCGGGTGTGCCTGTGGATCAGAGGACGAGTGCGATCAATAGCTTGCTGTCCTACGATGCTACACAGCCTCTGACGCCATTGAACGAGCCCTCGTTGTACATCACAAAGAACTGCAGCAACCTGATCTATGCCTTGTCCGAGCACACGGGCAGGGATGGTCAGAAGGGCGCGAGCAAGGACCCGATTGATTGCATTGGGATGCTGCTGGTATCGAGTCTTGCTTATGTGGGTCACGGGGGCTTTGATTCCCGCGGCGGCGGTGGATACTAAAAGAAACGATCATGCAAGGCGATTCATACAAGCAGGCAACCGATGTGATGGCCCGGGTTGGTTCCGAGCCAAATGTGTCAGCGCTCACCGAGGAGTTGCGTCGGAGCGCTACGGATTACGGTCAGATATCGCGCACTGAGCGGGTTCAGAACACTCGGTTCTGTCAGTGGCCAGGGCAGACCGATGATGGGAAGAAATGGAACGATAGCGGAAGGTCTAAGCCTGCGTTCCCCTGGGACGGCGCCAGTGACACTCGGATCCCGCTGGCTGACGAGGTTGTGAACGGAATGGTGGATCTGTGCTCGACTGCCTTCTGGCGCTCAATGCTCCGGGTTAGTCCTACCAACATCAACCAGCTTGATCAGGCTGTCACCGCGCACAACCTGATGGATTGGACTGTGAACGCCCGGATGTACAACGATTTGACCCGGGAGGTTGAGTTACTCTCGCAGTACCTGTGGACCTACGGCTGGGCCGGCGTCCACGTCACCTGGCAGCAGGAGCTGGGTCAGAAAGAGCAGTATTTGACGATGGACCAGGTGATGGCACTGGCTGCCCAGTCGCCCGAGGGTTCCATCCTGGCTGACTTCCCAAACCTCATTGCCAATCCCGAGGCCGACGATCAGTCCGCGGAGCTGATGATGGCTGCCTTCCCGAACCTTAAGAAGCGCCGGGCACTGAAGGCTGTGCGTGAATTGCGTGACGAGGGCGAGTGCGAGTTCCCGGTTCCCACGATGGTGACCAACAAGCCCATGGTAGCTGCCCTGGCACCCTGGGATGAGCTGGCATTCCCGCCCGAGACCACCGACATCCAGAGTGCCCGGGTAGTTTTCCGTCGGTTCTACATGACCGAGGCGCAGTTGCTGAACAAGGTCGAGACTGAAGAGTGGGATGCCGAGTGGGCGCAGGAGGCCATCAACACGATGGGCCGCTTCTCCAACTACTCGGACTACTCGTATGCCAGCGGCCTGGCCAATAACTCGATTCTGGACCGGGAAAACCTCATTGAAGTGGTCTATGCCTACCAGAAGGCCATTGATGAAGACGGTGTTCCGGGAGTGTTTTACACGGTGTTCAGCCCCCAGGTGGGCGACAAGTGGGGCTACTTCGAGGCTCTGGACTATGCGCATGGGCAGTACCCGTTTGTGGTGTGGCGCAGTGAGCTGATCCACCGTCAGATCACCGAAAGCCGCGGTGTGCCCGAGGTCTGCATGACCTGGCAGGAGGAAGTGAAGGCCCAGCGCGACTCGGTGTTCGATTATACAAGCCTTGCGACGCTCCCGCCCATTGAGGTCCCGAAGACTCGAGGCGGAAACCTGAAGATCGGTCCGGCAATCCAGATTCCGGTGCTGCGCCGCGGTGAGATTGGATTCATGCAACCGCCCGCCCGCGAGCCTGGTGTGGCCTTCCAGCTCATTGCAGCGGTCGAAGCACAGACTGACCGCTACTTTGGGCGCCCGACCGAGAAGGTGCCCCCTGCGATCACCCAGATGCGCCAGCAGAGGTTGATCAACAACTGGCTGCACGGCTGGACCGAGGCTTTCCGCCAGGTGCTGACGCTGACCGTGCAGTACATGGGGCCCCAGGAGATCCAACGAGTGACGGCGTCGCCTACGGTACTGCCCGAGAACGTGCAGGACTTCGATGTGATGCTGAAGTTTGACGTCCGGGAGTTGAGCACCGACCTGGTGACCGAGAAACTCAAGGCCATCAGCACCCTCGTCCTGCCCCTCGACACTGCCGGCGTCATCGACCGGGCCAAGTTGATCTCGGTGGCTCTCCGGGCCATTGATCCCAACCTGGCCAGCGAACTGGTGATGCAGCAGGGGCCTGCCGCACAGAAGATGTTCAACGAGACCAATGACGAGGTGGCGCTGATGAGCCTCGGAAACCCTCCGCAATTGCGCGAGAACGACCCTACGGCAGCGATGCGTCTGCAATTCACACAACAGGTGCTGCAGAGCAATCCGAAGTACCAGCAACAGCTTCAGCAGGACCAGTTATTCCAGGCAAACCTGCAGAAATACCTTGAGAATCTGCAGTTCAGCGTGCAACAGCAGCAAAACGCAGTCACCGGACGCCTTGGCGTACAAGCATGAACGAAGAACAACTCAAAGAGGCGCTGATGGTGGCCAACGACCACCCTGTGCTATTGGCTTTTCTGCAAATCATAGCAGATCAGGAGGAATCCGATGTGCTGGCCGGCATTATGCCTAACCTCACAGCAGAGGATCGGGCCTACAACTGCGGCAGAGCTGCTGCTCTTAAAGATCTCAGTGGTTCTATCAAACTACTAAGGGGTGAGAATAGATTGACTTCCGGTTAATCATAGGCTCTCACTTTCACCAATGGCTTCTTGGTTGGCCTTAACAACCATGGTTTCAAATGCCCGTCTTGCAGGGCCTAAATCGCATGGACATCGCCAATACTCAGCAGGAAGCGACACCTGGAGAAAACACGGTACGTTCCCAATTGCCGAACCCAATCAACTTCGATGAGGGGGCGCTGGCAAAGCTACTGAAGACACGATTCAGTGGGGAGGAAGAAACGCCAAAGCAGCAAATCGAAGAAAATACAGAGCCCGAGTCCGCGGATGCGGAGTCTCAGGCCGAGGAAGCGGAGCCGACCGCTGAACAAACGGAACCACAGGCCGAGTCGCCTGAGGAAGTTCTTTCAGATTCTCAAGACGAAGACGAGTCGGTCGGAGTCCGTAAGCGTATCGACAAACTCACGCGCCAAAAGAAAGAGGCGCTGGAGAAAGCTGAGACGCTAGAACGGGAGCTGAACGACGTGAAGGCCAAGCTGGAGCAAGGCCAGGCTGAACGGCCTGTTGCTGTTGCCAATCAAGCCGATCCGTTTGCTGATGTGTGGGATGTTACGAAACTCAATGATGAGTGGACCAAAGCCCGCAATCTCAAGCGCTGGTGCGAGGACAACATTGATGGGTGTGAAGTGGAAGGTAAGGAGTACAGCTCGGATGAGGTGAAGCAGATCCGTCGGCGTGTAGAAGACGCCATTGATATGCACATCCCCAACCGCGCTCGGTTCTTGCAGTCCTACCAACAGATCAAGCCTGTTGCCGAAACACTCTACCCTTGGTGGAAGGACCGTTCTAGTGCCGAGTATACGGCAGCACAGCAGGTTATGCGGCAGTTGCCGCAGATCCAGGCTTTGCCCGAGTACCAGGTGTTGATCGGTGATTTCATTGAAGGACGCAGAGTGCGCATGGAGCGCGAAGCATCAAAGGGGAAACCCCAGTTGCCTCGTGTTACTGCAAAAGCACCAAGCCAGCCCGGTAAGCCTACCGCTGCCCCTATTAAAAAGGATGCAGCCAAAGCTAACCTACAGGCCGCAAAGTCTCAGTTTAGAAAATCCGGAGGTACTTCTGAATTGGCTCAAGTATTGAAGAGGATGCTCTGATTTATGCCACTGCTACAAGAAAACCAAGCTGGAACGACGCCGCTCGCTTCCACTTCCGCCGTCCGCGAAGACCTCGCTGACTACATCGCCATCGTCGACGCTAAGTCGACTCCGTTCGTGTCCATGGCCCCGAAGGGCAAGGACATCGGCAATATGCAGTTCTCTTGGCAGGTCGACAACTATGCTGCCCCGACTATGGGTGGTGTTGTTGACGGTGCTGATGTGACTGTCTCGAGCGCTGGTAACCCGGTTGAGAACCGGACCCGCCTGAACAACTACGGCCAGGTGTTCCGTAAAGACCTGCGCATCGGATTTATCGCTGAGACTCAGAATGTCGCCGGCGTTAACGATGAGCTCGCCAACGGCATTGCTAAACGATTGGTTGAGCTGAAGCGAAATATGGAGGCGACCTTCATGTGCAGCAATCAAGCTGCCCAGAGTGAGGTTAGCACTTCCAACCCCTACCTTACCGGCTCCCTCGGTAATTGGTTGAATGCTGATAATGCGGCCAACATTGGCGCGGTTGCCTCTGGTTCGCCTTTCAAGCCGGCCTCCGGCGCTGTTATCACCACTGCTACGGCTTCGATCACCGAAAGCACCATTCAGAACGTGCTGACTGCCATCTATGGCAACACCGGCACCTTCCGCGATTACGATTGTATCTTGGGCACCACGCTGAAGCGTGCGTTCACCAACCTCACGGCCTCGGGTACAACCGTGACGCTCAATACCAATGCCATCGCTGCCACCAGCGTCCGCACTTTCAACCAGGACCTGTCCAGCGACACTTTCAAGTCATCCATCGACATTTTTGAGGGCGACTTTGGTCGGCTTATTCTGCATCCGTCCACTTTTGTGGGCGCTAAGGATGGTTCTACGTTTGTTGCTGAAGCCACCAAGGGCTACATCATCCCCATGGACATGGTTGAAGTGCGCTATGCGAAACTTCCCCAGGTCAAGACTTTGCCCGACGCCGGCGGCGGCCCTGCCCGCCTTGTCGAGGCTATCGCCGGTCTCGTGGTGAAGAACCCGAGCGGCTTCGGTATGTTCAACGGTACGACCTAATCTGTCGGTTTTAGGGGAGGGAGGCTGGAAAGTTCCGGATTCCCTCCCCTTTTTTTACAACATGAATCAGAACGCATCTTCAGTCATTGCAAACGCTCTGGACGATCTCCCAGGAGAACTGCGCCTGGCAGTCATCAAAGAGTTCCAGAAGGGCATCCAGAAGGACTGGGTGAAGGCTGGCATAGACCAGAAGCGCATCGCCAAAGATTCCCAACGGGACATACGGTCTGTCGATGGAATCGGTCGCCTGCGGATGCGTATCGACCCCACTCTCTACCATACCTGGGGAACCAAGTACGGGTACGATTGCTGGAAGGATTCCCAGTTCCTGAAAGAAGTCGAGCGTGACAACCCTGAGGTCCGAGTGCGTTCCACAGGTACACGCTTGCAAGTTGGTTTTAGCGGGGCCAAAAGAAGCAGTCAGAAATTCGACCTATGAATGTTGGATCCAATCGTCAACTCGCCGGCGAATACGGTGGCCGGTACATCTCGAGTGCATCGGGCACGGTGACCGGAAACTTCCAGGCGATTCACGCGCTTGAGATCACCATCCTCGGCGCCACTGTTTCCAACATCACCAACTTCCCTGCTGGCGTGACGCTGCAGGCCGGCGATGAGCTGCCCGGGGTGTGGACCTCGATCACGGTTTCAAGCGGCTCCTTGGTGGCTTACAACCGCAAGTACGCCTAATGGCACGCCTCGGACTAGGACTAGGGTTGGGAAGCAGCCAGCGCATTGGTGCTGGTGGCATTCCGCCTGATCCTCCGATTGAGCGGCGCGACATCCTCTGCGAAAACGGCGACTACCTGGTACAGGAAGACGGTGGTCGCCTAGTTATCACTTTCGGAACATTCGATTCACTACTCACTGAAGCCGGTGACTTCCTGGTACAGGAAGACGGCGGTAAACTCGTTCTAGCAATCTACTAACATGGCAGACCTTAAGATATCCCAACTTACAGCGATCACGACGCTGACCCCGGCTACCGACGTGTTGCCCGTGGTCGATGTGACCGGCACCACCAAAAAGATCACCACCAATCAGCTCCTCGGTTCCGGCGGCACCGCCACCCTCGCCTCCGCCACCATCACCGGCGATCTGACGGCTGCTCGTTTGAACGTCACCGGAGCAACCATTCCGGCGAATGGTGTTTATCTTGCCTCTGGAAACAACCTTACCTTCGCGTTCAATTCAACGCTCGGAATGAGCCTGAATGCAGGTGGACTGCTGGTAAACAACACAACCGGATTTAACACTGTTGCAAACATCAAACTTAAGTTGGGAGGTCGATTCCTCAGTGGAATCAGTGGTATTGGTGCTTACAGTTTCGGAACTGCTGATGCTGGTGGCTTTGTTATCAATGATGCAGGAGATGGAACCACCGAGAGTAGACTTCTGACCCTGAACTCCACGGGGCTGGGCGTGGGGGCGAGTCCTACTGGATACGGCATCCTTGCGCTAAAAAAAGACAATACCAGTTCGCCTCCGTACATTGTCTTGGACAATCGCGGAACCGGAGCAACCGATACCAACACCTACACTCAGGGTGGTATTCTGTTCGGTGCGTATCGTGATGTCAGCAATCCTGCCTACATTGCGAGCATTACTGTTGAGCGTAAATCAGCCGCAAGTGGCGCATCATCGACTGGCGATTTGATTTTCGGAACTGCGGCAACTCCTACAACTGGAGCAGCAACCGAGAGGATGCGGATTGATAGCTCCGGCAACGTCGGCGTGGGGGTTACGCCGAGTGCGTGGTCAAGTACATGGAAAGCAATTCAAGTTGGTGCAATAGGGTCGCTTTCGTATTCTCCTGACGATACTGGCTACACTATCAGCACAAGCAATGGATATTGGAATGGATCAAACTGGATAAGAATTGCTGCCGCTGCCGTTTCCGCGTATTCACAAAATCAAGGAAAACACTCTTGGCTAAGTGCCGCATCTTCTTCTGCCGGAAGTACAATTGCATTCGGTGATGCCAAAATGACGCTGGATGCGTCGGGGAATTTGATTCTGTTGTCTTCCAACACTCCTGCCACACTGACCACCAACGGCCAGCTCACCGTCAACGCTACCAGCGACACCAACCTGCGGTTCTCGTATCGCGGTTCTGACGGTGTTACCCGTACTGCCAACCTCACCCTCGCCCCTTAATTTATGACCATCCTCTGGCTCATCGAACGCCTTCTCACCAAGCCGGTTGAAGGCTCCAACACGGACGTTGTCATCACCGCCGACTGGCGTTGCAACGGCACCGAAACCACCGGCTCTGGCGACACCGAGAAGAGCTACAGCGGAACCTGCTACGGTAGCTGCTCATTCGCTCCGCCGACTGGCAGCTTCACTCCTTATCCTGATTTGACGCAGGATCAGGTTCTCGGTTGGTGCTACGCCAACGGAGTCGATCAAGCGGCCATCGAAGCGAACGTCACCGCGCAGATCAACGACCAGATCAACCCGCCCGTGGTGAGTCTGCCGCTGCCGTGGGTTCCGCCCGCTCCCGAGCCGGTTTTGGTTGCGGAGAAGCCGACTGTGGTTTTTGCTCCTGCCGTATGATCAAGATCGAACTCACTCCCCAGCAGTTCAACCAACTTTATGAGCTGCTCGTCATTGGAATGAAGGCCGGCAACGTGACCAACATGAAGGTCGGCCTTCCTCTGGTGGAACTCCTCGAAACCGCAGCAGCCGCTCAACACAAGCCTGAGTAGGAAATGACCAACGATTCATCGACCAACGCCGTCACTGTAGCCATCAGCGCAGCCGCTGGCCTGACCGCTGCATCGTTGGCTCCTATCCTCACCCAGTGGGTCCAGCTAGGAACCGCCGTGCTGGGGTTCCTATGCATGGCCTACGGCACCTACAAACTGTTTTTCGGAAAATGAATCCCAACATCGCCTCCCTCATCCGCCACGGCCTGACCGCCGCCGGCGGTTTCCTCATCGCTCGTGGCGTTGCCTCCACCGAGCAGATCACCGAGCTGGTCGGGGCTCTGCTGTCGCTGGCCAGCGTTGGTTGGTCCATCAAGAGCAACCTGAAGAAGCCTGCCGAAACTCCGAAGCAGTGAACTGGATCTACCAGATCCTGAAGGCCCTGCTCGATTGGTTTCGCGAGACACCACCCACCGATATCCAACATGGAAAAACTCCCGAGGCTCTCAAAGACGATCTGGCTGATCGCATTGCTGGACTGCCTCGGCTGCCAGATGACCAAGGTGGTCCTGGTCCCTTCCGGTGATCCCGTGATGCTCGCGAAGCCTGTGAAGGCCAGCGTGTACGGATTCGATTCAAACAAGAAGCTGGTGGGGCCGTCCACGGTGACGCTGCCAGCAGGTTGGTACGTGCTCCCGAAGTCCCAATGATCAACTACAAGGGCAACAAGTTCTCGGGCTACAACAAGCCCAAGGCCACCCCCGGGGAGTCCAAGAAGTCAGCCGTGCTGGCCAAGGAAAACGGCAAGGTTAAGCTCGTGCGTTTTGGCGACCCGGACATGACCATCAAGAAGCATATCCCGGAGCGACGGGCCAACTTCCGCGCTCGTCACGGCTGTGACAACCCGGGATCGAAACTCTCGGCCAAGTATTGGTCCTGCAAAGCCTGGTAGCCAATGAGAACCGTCACCTACGACTACGTCCTGCAACGCGCCTGTGAGCTTACTGGGCGCGTTTTCTCCACTCTGACCACCGAGGAGTCCAATCTCTTCCGCACGTTCATCTCGATGAGCCTGCGCAGCGCCTGGGAGTGCTTCGACTGGCCCGAGCAGACCGTCTACCAGCAGGAGTTCTTCGCGCCCAACTACAGTTCCTCCCAGGTCTACTCCGGTGGCATGGTTGTCTACTATCCCACCGAGCAGAAGTACTACCAGTACGTTGGTTCTATCAACTCTGGCAACCCTCCGACGATTGGTGGTCCTGGCGGCACATTGAACTCCCAGTTCTGGGGCGAGGCCCAGCCTTCCTACAGCGGCACTGGTGGAGATTGGAATCTAACCACTACCTACAGCATCGGGGACATCGTGCTGTATCCTGAGACTCAGGAGTACTATCAGCTCTTTGGGACAGCGGCTGCCGGCACGCTCCCGACCAACGCTTCCTACTGGGGGCGCCTGAACAAGTTCCTGCGCTACGTCAACCAGCAGACTAATCCTGACGGCACCGCACGGGCTATTGAGATCGGTGAGACCTTCTCGGTGTGGCCATTGGATCCTCGAGTCACCTGGCGCCAGCAGGAGCCCGCCTACACTCTCACCGACTACGGCATCCTGGTTGGTGATCAGCTTCCGTTTGTGTGGATTGAGTTCCGGAAGTCACCGCCTCTGCTCTCGACTGCTGGAGAGGCTACTGCCTACGCTTTCCCGTACCGCTTTGTCGAGGTGTGTTCGCTCAAGGCCGCGGGCCAGATGCTGCGGGTCGATGGCAAGGTCGACCTGGGCAACACCTTCCTTGAGCTCGGTGAGGTTGAGCTGACCAAGGAGATCGACAAGGTGGCCAACCAGGAGAAGTACGTGCGCCAGATCATTGTCCCAGGCCGATAATATGCCCGACCTACCCGAGATCATCACAATCGACGACGGCTTCCGGGGTGTGATCTCGCGTCTGGATCCTGCCCAGTTGCCGGCCCAGTTTGTCAGCCAGGCAATCAACCGGGTTTTCCAGGATCAGAACATCAAGACCCGGTGGGGCATTGTGCAGCCTAAGTGGGGAGGCCGGTGGGTTACATCAACCCGCACGGTGACTGTCACCTCCAATTCTGCGTCGACGCAGGTGGTTAGTGGCTTCCAGATCCCTAACAACTCGATCATCTGTTCCGACCAAAGCATTCCATCGTTGGTGTTCCCGAATGGCACCAGGTGCATCTTGGACGACAACAGCAACTGCGTGATGTCGACGGCTGCCATCTCGTTTACTGGTGGCCCGAGCAATCGAAACATTCAGTTCTACGGATCAACCGCGGCTTTTACAGACATCCTCGGAGTGCTGCCTTTCCGAGATCCAGACACTGGCTACCAGGGCCTGGTTGTAGCCACCAACGAGGTGCGCACATCAGACGGTGGCCAGGGCAAGATGTACCTGGTGAGGCCTAATCAGTCCCACCTGGAGATCCCGATGAACGGGCACGACATCTACAGCCCGGTGCGCCTGATGCAGGCCACCAATGCTGTGGTCATGCTGCGCCCGGGCAACGCCCGATACTACTTCACTGGCGCCGATGTCAATGTGGCCAATAAGACGGTCACGCTGAACGTCACTCCTGACCTGCAGTCCGGTGATCGTGTCGTTGTCTTCCAGATTGGATCATCTCCCGCGCTGTGGATTTCATCGACGTCAACCGGCCAAGGCTTTGGTATGTACGTCAACGTCAAGGCTGGCGGTGTGTGCACACTGCATTTGAGCCAAGGCAATGCCCAGCAGGGCACCAACCCGGTGACGCTTGCTTCAGGCCTGACTTCATCCAACCGCTACTACTTCGAGCTGTCGAACAACACCACCGGCTACGAGGTGACCGAGGGAGTCGATGACTTCTACAACGACGGACTGCCGTTGATCATGGAGGCGTCATACTCCGCTGGAGTGCCTGTCTCTGCATTGGACAACGGTTTCAACCGAGTGGCATCAGTGAATGCCATCGTGGCATCGTCGACTGATGACGACACCGTTACTGTCCCGAACCATCCGTTTGTGGCTGGTGATCAGGTTACCATCAGCAACGTGGTTTCCGGGCTTACCAATGGCATCTACTACGTCTTCCCGAGCGATAAGAACTCACTGAAGCTGTTCTCAGGTACGAGTGAAGAGACTGACTCGCTGAACACGGCGAAGACGGCGATTATCACTGGGACTATTGCAGCACAGACTGCCACTGGAACCGCGGTGCTTTCAGGCGCAACGGTTGGATCAATCACTCTTGATATTGGTGGCGCTGGATACACTGCAGCGCCTGCAGTCACTATTGCTGCGCCTGGAGGCGGTGGAACCACCGCTACGGCCACTGCAATCGTCTCTGGTGGCAAGGTCACCGGGTTCACGATGACCAACGTGGGATCCGGATACTCATCGGTGCCTGCGGTGAGCATTGCTGCCCCGACTTCAAGCGGCTACACCTCGCTCACCATTGTCGACCAAGGCGCTGGCTATATCACCGCACCTACGATCACGCTCAATGGTGGCGGAACGCTGGCTACGGCAACGGCTACTATCACCGACGGCAAGGTGACCGCGGTGACCATCGTCAACCCGGGCATCAACTACACGTCTGCAAGTGTCACAACATCACAGCCTTCGACGCTGGTAAACATCACATCGGCCTCGATTACCGGAACGATCAAGAAGTCATCTGCCTCCGGTGCAAATGTGCCCGCTGGTCGAGAGGGCTTGTACTTTCAGAACCGCCTGCTGCTGCTCTACGGTCCCGACTACCTGGCCGTCTCCGACGTGCTGGATCCGCTGCACTACAGCCCCATCCTGAACGAGTTCAAGTTGAACACCGGGGCGAACGACAAGGTGGTGGCGCTGTACCCGTTCAACACGACCACGCTGATCGTCTTCAAGGAACGCAGCATTCTCGCTGTGGAGAACCTCTACGGCGATTTATCGACCACCCGCCTCACTGAGGTCACCCGAGAGTTTGGATGCGTCAGTCAGGCGTCTATCGCTTCAACGGGCTCTGATATCGTCTTCCTGTCGCAGCGCGGCGTCATCAGTCTCAAGCAGACCGAGTACGGTATCAGCCAGTCGGTGGTTCTCCCGCTGTCTGATCCGATTCAGGACGTCATTGAGGAGATTGATCAGGCCAACTGGAACAAGGCCTGTGGCGCCTACTTCCAGAACCGCTACATCCTCAGCGTGCCTGTCGAGGGTGGCAATGGCACCAACACCAGGACGCTGGTATACAACTTCCTGAATCAGGCCTGGGAGGGCTACTGGGAGGGATCGCTGCTTGTGCCTCGGTACTTCACCAGGATCGTTGTAGCGGGCACTGACACGCTTTGCTGGGCCGATGAGAGCGGCTACATCCACAACTTCGATCTGAATGCCCTGCAGGATCGGAATCGCAATGGGATCATCCAGCAGATTGCCACCTCGGTGTACTTCCGGGGCCATGCTGGTGAGAACGACGTCGATCACAAGCAGTGGACAGGCCTGCAGTTCGAGCTGTCATCCTGGAATCCGACCTATTCGATCACAGCCAACTTCGATGGTGTGAACGAGTCCTACACGGTGGCCACCAATGAAACCAAAAGCCGGACAGCCTACTACATCTACGGAAGCGGCACCTACGTCACCAACAACTCCGGAGACAACTTCCTTGCACCTTTCCGCGAGGATTACTCCACTCTTCCGGGAATTCGGTGCAATACCTCCGGATTTAGAGCAGGCCTGTTCCAATCGTTCAGCCAGAAAGCTCGTCTGCGTCGCCACTCCATTACCATGCAGCCAGTGGTTACCACTACCACCGGAGCGCTGACGATTCACTCAGTCAAATCACTAGCAATACCTTTCCGACTCTACGGCAAAACAGACGTCTAACCTATGCCACTCTTTGTAACCGTCACTCCCGGTACTACCGTCAGCAGCTCCACCACTCTGGATGCGGCAACGCTCAACCTGCTTGGCACTCCTAGCGTCGATGTCACTGGTACGGTTGATGGTGGATCACTGAGCATCAGCAGTGGATCTGTGCCTTTGACTGCTTTGCTCTCTCAAGCGACTTCCACTGTGGTTGGAAATGGAAGTGGATCATCCAATAGTCCGGTTGCCTTGGATGCATCGACCGACTTTTCGTTCACGTCTACCACGATGCAGATCAAGCCTCTGGCTGTGGTTGAGGGGAAGATTGGTGCGCGTGCGGTGACTGCTGGGAAATTGTTCGCTATTGATGGAACTAGCGGAGCAAAACTGCTTGGGCGCTATACCGCCAGCTCCGGAGATTTTGAGACCCTGACACTTGGTTCCAACATGACGGTGAGTGGTGGAGCATTGAATACGCTGCGGCCAAGGATTGAGTTTACAAACTCTACCACTGCAGATACTTATACAACGCCTACAAGCAGAGGAAGCGCTGTTGAGATAACCCAGTTAACCACATCAATCACTCCACAGGCATCCACATCGAAGGTGTTGGTTCAGTTTAACATCTCATGCGAAGTTCCGGTTAGAGCTGCGTTTATTTTGGAACGAGTTATTGGTGGAACAGCTACTGAGCTTGGTGTTCCAACAACTCCTGGAAGCCGTATTTATGGAATCAAGGTTCAACCTTGGGATGCCGACAATACGTTCTCTCAATCAATTGTTCCGATTTCATTCGTTGACTCCCCTGGATCAACCGCTGCTGTTACTTACAGAATCAAAGTGTATGCAAATGGAGCCTACACATTTGCTTTGAATAGGACTATCACAGACACAGATAGCACTAATTATACACGCGCCACCTCACAAGTAATCCTCCAAGAGATCCTCGTTTGATCCAACCCATCACAGACTACCTGCTGCGCAAACTCCCGGACAGCTTCAAGGGCTGGACCCGGGAGGCTGTAGAGGACTACGTAGGATTCCATGCTTCCCAGGGCACGCTCAAGGTGGCCCTGCAGGACGATCACGTAGTGGCTGTGCTGGTAGGCTGGCGCCAGATTGGCTCAGAGCCTAAAGAGTGGTCCTGGCAGCATTCTGACCCTGCCGGCGATCACTGGTACTGGCACCAATTCGCTGCCGACTGTGCGCTATTTGCGATGGCAGTGGCGGCTAAGTTCTTTCACGACCGACCCGAATCGGCAATCCTCCCGGCCATCGGTCACAGAAACGGTAAACTGGTCACCTACAAGAAAGGCAGTATGCCGATCTATAGGGTGGCTGACAAAAAATATGGCATCAGTTGAAGCACCAGCACCGCGGGACTACGGTAAAGAGACCGCAGACACCCTTCGCGCACAGCTTGATTTAGCGCCGCAGAAGTATGCTGCCGAGGCAAAGTATGCCCCGCAGTATCAGGCGTTGCAGCTCGATCTACTCAGATCAGCGACACCTGAGCTCCTGGCACTCTACAAGAACCAGATCGCGCCGACGATGGGCGAGGTCGAGGCTGCCGCACGCTCTCGTTCCCGGGCTGGTGACATTGCCGACATCTCGACGCTCGGTCCCCAGGCGCGTGCTGCGATCAAGGCTGCCTCACCTGAGCAGGCTGCCCTTGCCGATACGCTGACAGCGCAGGCCCAGTCTGCCTTGTCTGCAGGATCGCGTTTAACGCCCGAACAGCAGCGCCAAGTTGAGCAGCAGACTCGAGGTTCGTTCGCAGCCCGCGGACTCGCTGGCAGTCCTACTGCGGGCCTGCAAGAGGCTGTGCGCTCACAGATGGCCGGTGCCGGCCTGCAACAGCAGCGCCAACAGCAGGCCATGGGTGCTCTCGGGGCTTCCCAGGGCGTGTACGGTGACGTGTTCCAACAAGTGCTTGGACGCCCATCGCAGGCCTTTGGCGCTTCTCAAGGCTTCGTTGGTCAGGCTCAAGGATTCAATCCTGGCCAGCTTTTCAACCCCGAGTCGCAGTACGCTGCCAACTTGATTGGTGGCAACCAGCAGGCCCAGCTTGCCGCACGTACTGCTTCCGCCGCCAACACCACCGCGCTGATCGGCGCCGGTATGTCCGCTGCATCCAGCCTATGAACTACGGATACCAGCAGCCCGGTGGGATGATGCAGGGCTACGCACCCCAACAGCCAATGATGCCTGGCAGTGGGTACGGTGCGCCCATGATGACCAACTTCCAGAACACCACCGCGGATGTGGAAGCCCAGCGCAAGCGCCTGAAGGCACTCGGCCTGGACGACACCATGATCGACGATGCCCTGTCGTTTAAGCAGGGTCTCTTCGAGAAGCGCGACGAGATGCAGGGCAAGGCCCTAGAGGCTATTGGAGGCGGGATCAAGGCTGCGGGCAGCAATATCACCGGGGCAGCGTCTGCCGCCGGTGCTGGCCTTAAAGGCCTGGCGTCCTCTTTGTGATCATCAAGTTCCAGAGATGCACAGGAATCAGGCTCTTTCGGTTGTTCCGATGGCAGCTTGAGGTCTGGTTTTGCCCCGCTGGAGAACTGATCCCGTCGCACTCCCACAGCCAGTTCGACTCCCGCATCATTCACATCCTCGGGACGATGCGCTGGATGATGGGAAACAAGTCCAAGCACGTCACAAGCTATCACTGCGGATGGTCTAAGCCCGTCCCAGCCGGCGTGCAGCACAGTGCCATTGCGCTGTCGTTCTCGGTGTTCGCAAATCTGGAACGGTGGAGCGGCAACCCAACCTCCGCGGCAGTCGACTTCCACCCGGCATGAACAAGCTAGGCCAGCTCTACTTCGATGCCGCTGGAGGTAACCACAACGCTGTGGTGTTCATCACGGCCTTCCATGCCTACTGCCATGCCATCGACGACCTGGTCGACGGCGACGTGCCGTTCACCCCTGAGGCTTTCCTGGACGTGATGATGCAGGCCAACAGCCTGTACTCGACCCCGTTCTACATCGACAACTGGTTCCGGCTGCAGCCCGTCATCGCGCAGATCACCAGCACCTACGCCGACTCGGTTGCCTGGGAGAAGGCTGACGAGGAATGGAAGCGTCAGACAGCAGATGTCCTACGGCTCTGCGGCAACGACATGATCCTCCAAGTGGCATGGATTATCGGGGGATACAAGCACATGAGGGCTATCAGCTTGAAACTGCGCGAGTTCGCGTACCATTCTCAACACAGCTAATTCTATGGCAACTTACGGTTACTCCACACCATACACGGGCCGCGGCGACACCGGCCCTCTTCCTCCGGGATACATGGAGGCCGCAACCGCTCCGGGCCGCAATCTAGCGATGGGCATCGCTGCCATGGGGCAGGGACTGGGAAAAGCGCTTGAACGGTATTCCGAGAACAAAAAAGCGCATGAGGCTGTTGATCAGTCTCACGACACCGTAGGTCAGATGTTCCTGCAGCAGATGGAGGCCGATCCAAAGGTGCAGGCAGTGCGTTATTACGAGGACACAGGCAAGCTGCCAGCCGGCGTTGATGAAGCTACACTGAAGTCTTACGAAGCTCAGATGAAGCGAGATGCTGGCATGATCTCAAATCTGATTGGCAGCAGCGACAAATGGGCGGACATGAGTCTGACCAAGAAGAAGACTGCGCTTGGCGATGCAGTCACGATGCTGAACCAGTACCGAAATAACCAGCAGGACGATTTGAGAAACGAGGCCACCCGCCAGCAATTGGCGCTCGGTGCGTTTCAGTTGGAAGAAGCCGCTAATAAGCGCAAACAGCAGGGCATCCTCACTGAGGCTATCCGGTACGGCTTGGAACAGCCCACCACGACCACGCAGACGCAGCAGGTCACCGATACGATTGAGTTCCCGCCAATGCCGGGTGTATCGACTCCTGCCGTTCAGGCTACGCCATCGCAGGCCGAGGCTACCGCTGCCCGATACTTCATGGGTCGATACGGTCAGGCCGCTCAGGATCTTGCAAGATACGGCACAGACCTAGGACGACAGGCAAATACGCTAAACGTGTCGCAAATCCCTAGGTTTACTGGCCCAATTTCACTTGGTCAGGAAGATCCTGAGGCGTACCTCAGTCAGCAGTTTGAGTCTCCAATTCAAGCTGCCGCTCGCGCTGAATCCAACACCCGGCTCAAGCAGCAGCAACTTGCCGAGTCTCAAGCGGCTATGCAGCAGGCCGGGATCATGTCCCGCTCTCCTGCGTTGCAGACGATTGCGCCGCGTGTGCTGCAGCCAGAACAGCAGGCGCAGCCTATCCAGCAGCCTTCTCAGACCATTACGCGCAATGTTTCGACGCAGGTTCCGATTAGCTACGAGGACCAGTCTAAGAGGTTGACGCAGTACCTAATACAGCAAGGGGCAACCCCGGAGACGATTGCGATGGTTCCGCAGATCCTTGAGAGGGTTGGTCAGCGCAGGCCGACTACCATTGAACAGGTTGGAGGCATTGGGTCTGTCGTAAGATTCGGAGACAAGGAGCAGTTCGTTCCTGCAAAGGAAGCGAATCTGGACAACATCCTGAAGGTGCGCGGTCTCACCGTTGATTTCCCTGAGTTCAAAGGCACCGCTCCCACAGAGGCTGAGGCTGCCAAGTTCCGCGATCAGTATTCCAACGTGCTTGAAAGTCGACAGGCAATTGCCGACCTGTTGGAAATTGCAAAAATGGGCACTGCTATGCAGCAGACTCCTGAGGTGAGATCGAAAGCTAACTCATTGGCCGCAGGTCTTCGCGGAGTTGAGCGTATCAACATCATTGGTCCAGGAACCATAACTCCTGAGGATTTCAAGCTGTTGGAAAGCGTAATTCCGAATCCGACCGCAATCTTCTCGCTGAAGAAATCGAACATTCAGGCGTTTGAAACTATGCTTCAAAAGTCAGCAAGGGCTATTGAATCGAAGGCAAAGGCTATTGGTCTTCAGGTTGTTAACCCTAAACAACAACCTGTTGCTGGGCCTTCTGGTAGTTTTCTGAAATGGAATCCGGTTTCCCAAAAGCTCGAATAATCTATGCCATATCAGGTGCAGGTCGGTGCTCAGGTTGTCGAGTTCCCTGACTCGGTCAGCCAAAACGAAGCGCAACGCATTCTTGCCGACCAGTTCCCGGCAACCGGCGAGGACATCTCGCTGGCAATGCAGGACCCTGCTTTCAAGCCAACGCAGGCGGACTACCTGAAGTTTGAGGAGTACTCCAAGAACAAGCAGACCGACTGGATAAACACTGCCGCCCAAGCCGCTGATGCTGCGATTGGAATGATCGGTGGCGCTGTTTCTGAAGGCGCTCAAGGCGCTGCAGCAAACCCACTGAACTACTTGGAGGGATTTGCTCAAGGCACTCGCCAGCTTTACGGACTGGCCGCTCAATCTCAGGACCCGGCTTCACCGCTCTTCAAGTTCAAGGACCTCGTCGCAGGCACAGGCACACCGGAGTCCCGCTATCAGCAGTTCCTTGAGGCTCGAGACTTCGCCAACACCACTGCCCGATTGGAGCGAGGTGAAGAAGGCCTCGTTGTTCCGCCTGAGTACACCAATCCGGAGTACGTTCAAGGAGTCTCAATGATTCTCGACCCGACGCTGTTCGTACCCGGCGTCGGTGAAATCCTAGGAACAGGAAAACTCGCCACCCGTGCAGTCGGCAAAGGCACCCAACTCGCAGGACGGGCCATCACCGGCGCTGCAAGGCCCCTAGAGCGCTTTGCCGGTGCTGCCGAGCGCATGACAGCGGAGGCGCTTGGAATGGCGCCAGAAGCGCTGCGCAACACCGCGGCCACCGCCGGCCTTGCTGGTGCCCTCGGTATTGCCCCGGAGGCCGCTGCCTTCGCTGCCATCCCTGCCGGCATCCGTACCGCACGCGAGGCTGGCGAGGCTTTGACCCGTGCCGGCGAGAACCTGATGACTCAGCCTTCGCGCATCGGCCCACTAGAAGCCATCGGTGCTGTCCCGGGTGCCAACCTGCGCCAGCGGATGCTCGGTGTGGTCGGGCAGTACGGCGGCGACGCTGCCTTGGATGCCTCACTGAGGGGTATTGCCGGAGGAATCGAAGGTGCTGCAGTTGGTACAGGATTGGGTTATTTGTCCGGTGGTGAAGAGGGTGCTGCTGCAGGCTTTGGTTCTGGTGGTGTTCAGGGTGCTGCCGGTGCTCTCGGTGGCCGGATGTACCAGAAACTCACAGGCGCTGCCGCTAAGGAGGCCCGTGCCGGCGACCTGGGGCGGTTCATCGACGCCCAGCAGGACCCGACGACCAAGGCGCTCTTTCAACAGTTGCGTGATAGGCATGGCGTGGATGCGGCATCCAGCCTGATGGACTTGCAGGGCCTTGTCCGCGGCAAGTTTGGCGACGTCGAAGTGGAGTATCTTTCCAGCGAAGACTTCGCAAAGCGCTACAAAATCAACGCTCGGGGCGTGCAGGTTGAGAACAAAGGTGGCCGGCCTGCGGTGGTCATCAACGCCGACATCATCGGCAAGGGCACCGGCGACGGCCCGCTCTACACGCTCGGTCACGAGCTCTTCCACGCTCTTGAGAAGAGCACCCAGCTCGAGGCCGGCGCCACCGAGATCAAGAACGCACTAGTAGGTCGATGGATTCAGGAAGGTGACACCATCCGCAAGTTGTCCGAGGGCGCTTTCAATGACGCCGAGATCGAAGCCAAGTTCAACGAGTACCGCGACAAGCTGGGTGCTGGTAATGCTTCGATGGCAGACGAGCTTGCTAAGTACGACACCGTCAACAAAAAGGCCGACTATGTGGCCTCCGAGCTCGCAGCAGAGCACTTTGCTGCACTCCTGGCCGGTCAGAAGCCTGACGCACTACTGAAGGGCTTCACGGGGCTTACCAGGCAACTTCTCGACCTGGCCCTGACCCAGAACGCCAGCCGGGCCTTGGCAGATGCCGCGGCGACCATTGAGCGCACGTTTGGCGTGAAGCCCACCGACTCGGTGCTCTTCCCGGATCTGAAGCAGGCCTCGCCGCAGGTGAACGCCATGCTGCGCGACCTGTTGCGTGCCCGGCGCAAGCTGGATGAGAAGATCAAAATCCAAGGTGAAAAGACCAAGCTAATCCTCAAGCCCGAGGATGTGTCCAACCCGCTGGCGGCTAAGCAATTGGTCGAGCTTGGTTTAGCTGAACAGATGCCCGATGGCACGATCCGGTCAATGTCCAGCGAAGAGGTTGTGGCCCGAGAGGACAAGGACCGCGAAAGCCTTCGATCCATCATTGAGAACACACCGGGCACAGCCCGCATGGTCGATGGTGTTGCTCAGGGTCGATTGAGCCCGGAGCAGTTGTCTGCCATTGAGCAGTCCCAGGCGGTCAGCAGCCGGATGAAGGACAAGATCCGGGCCGCGAACGCTGCAATGGACGCTGGCAACAGCCTCAACATCACCTACAGCGCAGCGCTCAAGAAGATCATCAACCGGCTGACTGGTAAAAAGGTCAACAGGTACAGCAGCGGCATCCGCCTCACTGACCGTGACGTGCTGCCGTATGCGTTCTACTTCTCGAAAGCGGATCATCCGCTGATCAAGGCTATCGACATCAGCTATGTCCGGGATGCCATCCTGAAGGACACAGCATCCAACGGCAGTGTGGGCAATGGCCTGTGGGACAACGTCGACGGGTTTATGGGCGACCTGGCGAAGTACTTCACCAATCTCGACCAGAAGGAGGGCGCCCGCCGGTCTGCCGAGATCTTTGGTTTGGAGAAGGCTAAGTACCTCGGGGACTTCATCAACCAGAGTGAAAAGTTTGTCCGCGACTTCCGCTTGGACCGTATTGGTTCAATAGCTCCATCCGGTTTCCGCGCACGCTTTTCGGAGGAGGCCTACCAGCTTTCAAAGAACCGCTGGATGCCCGCGGAGACCGTTGGCGACAAATCGGTCATCAACTCCGAGGAAGGCTACCGCATCATCAGCGGCGCCAAGCACCGACTCTACGGTCCCGACGGCAAGCTGATCGGGATCTACGACACCCAAACCCAAGCAGAAAGGAAAGCAGATGCCACTCAAGCAAGGCTACAGCCAGAAGTCCGTCAGCAGCAATATCCGGCGCGAGATGAAGTCCGGCAAACCGCAGAAGCAGGCCGTGGCGATAGCGCTGTCGGTCGCACGCAAGGCCGAGAAGAAGGCGGGCAAGAACTCGGGCCGGTTCGACAAGCGGGGGATGTGAGGTTCATGCCGGCTGAAGAGGACGCAGCCAGAAAACAGGTTGCAGAATCTTTGCCACGACGTGCATCCTTCGAGGCTCAGGGAGTTACAAGAGATGAAAGCGGCAACATATTCTTCAAAGGCAAAGAACCGAAAGACTGGACTCCAACGGAGTTTGAGGAATACGGCAAAGCATTCGGCGTCCCAAACCTTGGCCCTCTTTCAGAAATCGCAAACATCCCCTCGGACGTGGCTGGAAATCCTGCGAGAATACCCGGCGGCCTTGAGGGCAAGTTCACGTACTACGACCTCCTCTGGCTTAAAGCCAACCCAGTCGACGTAGCAAACCTTCCTGAGACGACGCACGCCAAGCTGACGGCAAAGCTGGCGTCAACCATGGCCCCGACACCTGGGGAGAAGGTCTCAAGTTTTAACTCGATTGTGTTTGGTATGCTCTCACCAAACGCACCGCTGCTGCCCAATGAAATGGGGCAGTCCAGACTCCGATTCGGTTCGATGGAAGATGTGCGCAAGTTTGCAGATCTATACCCAGAGAACCCGACCAAAGAAAACCTGAAGGAGCTGAACCAACGACTCAAAAAGGAACTGGGATTCATCTCCGCCGGCAAGGGCGGCCTTGGCATTGCGATAACCGCAGACATCTCAAACATCGTAAATGCCGCTCGGTTGTTCACCAAGAACCCAGACTTCTTCGTCAAGAAGGCCAACGAATCCTGGGCAGACTTCGTCGACAAGCTGACAACTCAAGTCAAAGGGTTTGGCACCAAGACGGGCTCCTTTGGATCGGTGTGGCAAGATCCGCTCAAGGCATCCATCTCGGCCATGGACCGCCACATGGCCCGCATCTTTGGCCAGGAGTTGCTGGGTAACCCGGAGCTGCGCAAACGGTTTGAAGGCATTGTTGTCGACCGTTTCAACTCAATGCTCAAGAAGTCGAAGGAAGCCACGTCGGCATTCAATCGCCGCCTGAAAAATGCCGAGGAAAAAGGAAAGCGGATTGAGGAGATCAACAAGGACGACCCGAAAACGCTCAAGACGCTCAAGGCCAAAAACCAGAAGAAAATTGACAAGATCAAAGCCGAAATGGCTTCGACATTGGATTCCTTGCCGGACCCCACAGCAACCAAGGCAAAGACCATCGACGATGTTCTAGCTCAGGCTCAAATCTACGGTGCGGATCGCGTTCAGAAGTTCGTCAACGAGGCCGTGTTTGCTGCCATGGGCAGCCGCAAGGCAACACTGCTCGCCAAGAAAGGCGGCATCAACCCGAATGCCCCGGAATACATCAAATCGGTCGATTGGGTGGAAACTCCCAAAAACTTCCAGGTGATGTCCGATTCTTATCGGTCAGCACTTGAGATCAACGAACGCCGGGCGAACGAACTTGGTGTTGCTGTATTCCCGGCTCAATGGACCCTGTGGGATCGCATTCGGGGCCGTGTTGAACCGCATGAGGTGATGTTCCCTGGTCTTGAAAAACTACCGGCCCTGAATGACCGCCAGTTGGGTGAAGCGCAAAAAGCCAACAAGGCAGCCGGGTATGGAACCACGCCGGAGGCAGGTGAGAAATGGAAGAGAAGGCAAATTGACTCACCTTCTCGTCTAGCGTATTTCATGCCTGCCGGAGGAGAAAAACTTTATGAACAAACCGCAGAACAATCAGGAAGACGTGGAGACCGAGGAGAAGGACGGTATTCGTCTGGGAACCTTGCGCCGCTTGCAGGCGCTCCACAGGTCAAAGGCGCTAGTGGCCCAGACCAGAGCTTGGTTGGCGTCGCAGAGCAGTACGCCAAGGACAACGGAATCAATCTCCGTCGCCAATCAGAATACGTTGAGGTAGACGAGGACCGTGCCCGCAGGATTGCTCAGGCTTACGATGAGATGCCTCATGCACCGCAAGATCCTGCGGTGCGCGAGGCCTACCAGGACCTGATCCGTCAAACCACGGATCAGTATCGAGCACTTGATTCAGCGGGATACAAGTTCTGGTTTATTGATATTAATTCGGATGCGGGGCAGCAGTACGCATCATCTCCGTTCAACGCCATGCGCGACCTCCGCGCAAACAAGTCGATGGGAGTTTTCCCAACAGACTCTGGGTTTGGAACCAAGGAGGACTTCAATCCAGAATCAAACCCAATGCTTGCCGATACTGGTTTGCGTTGGCCGTTCGGTGGGCCAAACGGTGAATTACGAACCGTTTATGCCAACGACCTATTCCGCGCCGTGCACGACGCTTTCGGTCATGGCATGGAGGGATCTGGCTTCCGAGCTCAGGGCGAGGAGAATGCCTGGCAGGCGCACATTCGACTCTTCACGGGGCCTGCTCGTGGCGCCATCACCACTGAGACTCGAGGTCAAAACAGTTGGCTGAACTACGGCCCCTACGGTGAGCGCAACCGCACCGCTAAGACAGAGGACACCGTATTCGCCGATCAGAAAACCGGGCTCATGCCTGAATGGACTTGGACCGAAGGACGTGCCGCGGATGAGGTCGCCACGCCCCAGGGCGAAGTAGGCGCCCAGCGGTATATGCCCGCCGGCGACATGGCCTCGGGCCGTAGTGTCAAGGACCACCGCGAGGCCATGGACCTGTTTGAGAAGGGCTACCGGCTCTACGGTGCTCTGTACGACGGCATGGAGGATCCTGTCCGACTGAAGAAGGCGACTGAAATTGAACGGTTCGACCCGGAGAACCTGTGGGCCGTTCCTCCTAGGCGCGTGGCTGCGGCAATCGCCATCCGCAATATGCCGGCGGACATGATGCCATCCCCCGACTCAGCCATGCCAGGCGCCTACAGCTTCCAGGGCGGCTACCGGGCCATCCCGGGCAAGGCCAAGGGCTCCTTCCGCCTCTACGGCCCTGCAGGCAGCCTGATAGGCATCGCCAGCAGCCTTGACGAGGCCCAGAGAATCCTCCGACGTAAGGCCAAGCAATGAGCTACGATAGCCAGACCAGCACCAGCCTGATCAACAAGCTGAGGAAGGACGTCGACAGCCTCACGCTAAAGATCGCCACTATTCAGGATCAGAAGGCCACCGGGGTCAGCGGTGGTGCGTCCATTGCGACGACTTGGACACCGCGCACGCTCAACACCCTGCGCAGCGATCCGAACAGCCTCATCCTGGATCTGAGCAGCAACACCTTCAAGGTGGCCTCGGGTGCCTATCAGGTGAAGGTCATCAGCCCATTTCACAGCACCACGGGCACCCGGCTGCGTCTGTGGGACGTGACCAACGACGTGCTCATTGGCTACTCGGTCAGCACCTACGTCTACAACCAGACCAACGTCTACCTGTACCTGGACGCACGCATCCAGCCGCACAAGGACAACGTCTACCGGCTCGACTACTACTGCGACACAGCCAAGGCGGACGGACTTGGTGTAGCCACCAACACCGGGGACATCGAGATCTACACGGTGCTCGAAGTGACCAGGCTGGACACCGGGATGACCAAGCCCCAGGGAGGGTCCGGTGTGCAGGGACCACAAGGCCCGGCTGGTCCTGCAGGTCCGGCTGGACCACCGGGACCGGCTGGAAGCGGAACGGTTACAACCGTATCTGTCGTCACCGCAAACGGTGTGTCGGGCAGTGTGGCTGATCCCACGACCACTCCTGCCATCACGCTGACTCTCGGAGCCATTACGCCCAGCAGCGTGGCTGCATCTGGGGCCATCAGCGCAGGCGCTACGGTCACCGGCTCCAACCTGTCAGGCGTCAATACCGGCGACCAGGTGATCATCCTGGGCGGTGACCGGATGCTGACTGAGGGCGGCGACTTCCTGATCACAGAGTCGAGTGATTACATCCTTGAGACAGGGGATGTCACAGGCTCGGGCACAGGCCGCATCACCACTACGATCACCCCGCAGGCTGTCACCTACGACAAGATGCAGTGGGTCAGCGCTACCGACAGGGTGTTGGGGCGCCAATCGGCCAACCCTGGAGTCATCGAGGAGATTGTCTGCACCGCTGCAGGCAGGGCGCTCCTGGATGACAACAGTGCTGCAGATCAACGAACCACACTCGGGGCTGTCCCGGTGGGGCCAATCACCACATCGGGCCTTACGGTCGGTGCGAACAACCGCTTGCTCGGTAGGGTGAACAGTGCCGGCGCTGTCGAGGAGATCAGTCTTGGAACTGGGATCTCGGTAGCCGGCAGCGTGCTTTCGTTGGGTGCAATCACGCCCACCTCGGTGGCTGCCTCTGGCACTGTGACGGGCTCCAACCTTTCGGGGACGTCATCGGGCAGCAACACCGGCGACCAGACCATCACGCTCACCGGGCCGGTGACAGGCAGTGGAACGGGCTCCTTTGCGACCACGATCACCAATGGTGCGGTGACCTACGACAAGATCCAGACGGCAGCGGCAATCAAGCGCCTGCTTGGATCCGACGCTACAGGCACCAGTATCGGTGAGATCAACCTGGGAGCGAACCTCTCGATGACAGGCAACACCCTGGCATCGTCCAACCCGGGTGGAACAGTCACCAGCGTGTCGGTCACAACGGCCAATGGCGTCAGCGGCACGGTGGCAAACGCCACTACCACCCCGGCCATCAGCCTGGCTTTGGGCGCCATCACTCCGACATCGGTGGCTGCGTCAGGCGCTGTCACAGGGTCAAACCTTTCCGGGAGCAATACCGGCGATCAAACGATCACACTGACCGGGGATGTGACAGGATCTGGCACAGGGTCCTTTGCTGCGACCATCGGGAACAACACGGTCACCTACGGTAAGATCCAGGCAGTCACTGCCTCCGCTAAACTCCTGGGCAGTAGTGCTACAGGCACCGCGGTGACAGAGATCACCCTCGGGACAAACCTGTCGATGACGGGCAGCACCCTGAATGCGACGGCAGGCGGTGGGACGGTGACCAGTGTGGGTGTTTCGGGTGGTAGCACCGGCCTGACCACGTCTGGAGGGCCTGTGACGACATCGGGCACGATCACGCTGGATGGTGTGCTGAGTGTGGCCAATGGCGGCACCAGCAGCACCTCGGCATCCTCGGCCATCTCGTTCCTGGCAGGCGCAACCACCAACGGGCAGTACCTCCGCGGCAACGGTACCGTGGTGCAGATGTCTGCCATTCAGGCCATCGACCTGCCCCAGATTGCCCTAGGCGGATCCGCAGTCAGCGGGACGCTCGGTGTGATCAACGGCGGTACCGGCCAGAGCAACGTCTTCAGCGACGGCGACCTGCTCATCGGCAAGAGCCTCGGCAGCACACTGGCCCGGGCCAAGCTGACCGCAGGCGCCAACATCTCGATCACCAACGGCTCCGGCACGATCACCATCGCAGCCACAGGCACAGGCACCGGCGACGTGGTGGGGCCTGCAAGCGCGACGTTGTACGAACTTCCGAGGTTCTCGAGCACCACGGGCAAGGCTATCAATGGGGCAAACTGGTATTCCAACGGCGGCGACTTGTACGGTGATGCAGGATTCCGTGCAATGACCTACGGGTTCGTGTGGATTCCATCGGGCACAGGTGGCCAGCCAAACAATGCGCCTGCCCAATACGGTACGCTTGCTGCCCGTGCTCCGATGTACTTCGACCGCACGAACAGTCGGCTTTATATCTTCAACGAGGACATTCCTGGTTGGAAATATGTGGACCTTGTCTAAGGTCTCAATCCTTCAATGAAACACACCTTCCCCTGCGTCGAGTCAATGCGCCGCGTGCCGCTCTCCAATGGACGTGTGGTCCGAGTATGGCGCGACCGCACCAAGGAGCTCCTGGCTGCCTCCTACGACGACGCAGACATCGTCACCACCTGCATCACCCATGCAACGAACGACACGCAGCTCCTGGCCGCACTGGCCAAACTGAAGGGTGTGAATGCCGTCGAGTTACTGGATGCCAACGGGCACGGCACCGTGGTCTACACCGCCTGGCCGTGAGGTTTATAAATCGGACCAACCCGTCGGTGGTGGTCGAGATCCTGGCACAGGATGCCCAGTTGCGACTAGGCGAGCTGCGGTGGCCCGTGGTGGTCTACCGCCGGCTCGACAATGGCACGGTCTACGTGCGCTCGAAGGCCGAGTTCGACGCCAAGTTTGCGCCCGAGTGACCCCTGTTTGACCCCTGCAAACATTGGGTTTTCTCTCAAATCTACAGAAAAACAGTTTTCTCTGTAGACGGGTTAAGTGTTTTGATGCAGATTGTTCCTGTCGAAAGCGAAACACTTTACGCCCGGATGGGGCGAATACCATCCACCGGGGGCGCGACCGGCCAACGCGCAACATTCTCCAAACCATGACCACCATCTCCAACCTCATCAGCGCTCTCATTATCGTCGAGAGCAGCAATAACGACCTGGCCGTCGGTGACCAAGGCAAAGCCATTGGCTGCCTACAGATCCACAAGGCAGTGGTCCTCGACGTGAACCGGATCACCGGGAGCAACTACCGCTGGGAGTCGATGACCAACCGAGCGCAGGCCCGAGCGGTGTGTGCTGCCTACCTGACGCATTACGGCAAGGGCAAGAGCACCGAGGAGCAGGCCCGGATCTGGAACGGCGGTCCCCAGGGACACAAGAAGAAGACGGCAACTCAGGCCTACTGGGCGAAGGTGAAAAAGCATCTCAAATAATATGGCAATAATAAACTGCGATTCATTACTTCGCGATAAGACACATTGCGACCTTTGTGCTGATAAACTTAAAATACCATGCTGGGGATGGTTTGGGTTTCAACACGTAGATGTCGAAATAGACAAAGAAGGAGAAACACAGCATTTGACACCGTTTGACCTAGTGCTTTGCCTTCCATGCTCATCAAAGATCGCTTATAACATCATTTCTGATATGAAAAATGCTGTTCGAGATTACAGAAAGGCCGCTGATTATATTGAATCAATGCCAATAATGCCTCCTGTGCCATCTGTTAATGTACAAAATATCAAAAACAATTGAAACCGAAAACCATCAACGTGACACCGACCACCCATAAAAGCCTCCGCGCTTACTGCCTGGCCGCCGGCCTCAAGATCCAGGCAGTAGCCGACCAGGCTATTTTGGCCTGGCTAAAGAAGGCATCCAAGTGAAGAGGATTTTGGCAATCGACCCGGGCATGAGCGGCGGCCTGGCCTACCTCGGGCAATCCGGGATCATCCTCAACAGTATGCCCACCACCGACCAGGACATCAGTGTCCTGGTGAGCGATAGGCTGGCCATCAGCGACGTGGTGTACATCGAGAAGGTCGGCGGCTATGTGGGCGGAAAGGGCGCCCCGGGCTCGTCGATGTTCAACTTTGGCTACAACGTCGGATTCGTCCATGGATTGATCGCAGCCTCGAAGACCAGGTGTATCGAGGTGCCTCCGCAGCGCTGGCAGAAGACACTGGGGGTCGGAAACAAGGCGACCCACGGGGCGAAGTGGAAGAGCCATCTGAAGGGTATTGCTCAGCAGCGCCAACCCCGCCAGGTGATCACACTGAAGACCGCGGACGCCGTGTTACTCCTGGAGCACGCCATGATTGCGGAGGGGTTGAAGTGAGTGCGCCAAAACCCAAAGCCAAACGTCCCGTTGCTAAGATGTTTGTCGTGTCAGACGACACGCATCGGAGATTGAAGGAATACGCAACCAAGAAGGGCTACAAACTACAATACGTTGCCGACGAAGCAATCAGTGAATATCTAAAGAGACAGGAGGCGAAATGAGCGAGCAAAACAAATTAGAGACGGTACGACTAACATTCAAAGGACTGCTGTCCATTTACCTGCCGGACGAGAAGGTGGCGGAAGTTTACAACGCCACCGAACTGTCCTGCCGCAGGAACAATTGGGGAATCGCAATCGACGAG